CCCATCAAGAACCAGTTGTTCGTGTCGGCGACGGCGTCCTCAAAATCCAGTTCGCCCAGTTCTGCCGGGCCGACAAACGGACGCACGTCGGGACGGTTCGCCGCAGCGTTGATAGCGTCTACGTCGAAGCTGCGCTCCAGCATCAGCTAATCTCACGTCCAGACGCGCGGATGTTGATCGTCAGCGCCGCAGACGCCAGCGTGGAGATAAAGCCGTTCGGGTTCAGGACGTGGCCGACCAGTTCAGGGAACGTGTACGTCTCCGCCGGCTGAAGCGTCTTGGTCTTGACGATCAAATTCTGCGTGCTGGCCGCTGTTGCCGCCGTCACCAGATTGACGCTGATCGAGGCGGCGACGGCGCCGTAGTTGGTGGCCGTGAACTTGTCGATGATCGTGGTGACGTTGGTCGCGGTGTACTGCGTGGACTGAAAATCTTCGGCGACCTTGGCCGGGATCAGGACTTTGGCGGTGACAGACATGGTTTACCCTTACACTGCTTCGGCGGTCAGATAGATGTCCGCCGAATCCAAAATGGTGGTGGTGCCGATCCGCCGGATGCCGACGTTCAGTTCCGCAGACAGGACGCTGGTGGTGCTGACGAACCAAGTGCGTGTCGAAGTCATCGGCAACCAAGTGTCAGTCGCCGAACTGCCGCCGCTCAGTGAGCCGCTCACCAGACTGGCGTACACTTCGTAGTTGGCTGTTTGCGACGCCGGGACGCACCAGTCATACAGCCGCGTGGCCAGACCGCTGTTGACGATTTGATTCGCGACGCCGCCAGTGCTGAGTTGGTACTGCGCGTCGGCGGTGCCGCCGGGGTTAAAACCAAAAATTGCTGCGGTATCGACCGTGATGGTCACGGAAGACGCGCCGCCGGCGCCTGACGTACCCAGCAGGGACAGTACCGCGCCGCTCATCAGGTCAGCCCCGCGCCGGTGATGACCCAAGTGGTCGTGGCGACCTTGACGCACGTCGCCAAGCCGTAGTTGGCCAGCGTCCGCGCACCGACGTTGGTCGTGCCAGCCTGGCGCAGCGTGTCGGTCGTGATGGCGATGTTCTGGCTGCTGCCGCTGTTGTTGAAGATGACGACCGTCGCGCCAATCGGGAACGCCGCCGCGCTGTTGGCCGGGATCGTGACGCCGCCGGTCGTGATCGAGATATGCTTGCCGTTGTCCGTCAGCGCCAGTTGGTACGCCGCCGTCTGGGCGTTCTGTGGCGCACCGCGGTAGCCGATGCTGTCGGTGCCAACCGTACCTGTGGCGACAATCGCCACGTCCTGCTCCAGCGACGTGATGTCGGTGTTGGCCCCAGACGCTGCCGCACTAAGGTTCGTGCGTGCTGCTGCGGCTGTGGTAGCGCCCGTGCCGCCGTTGGCGACCGCAACAGTGCCGGTGACGTTGGCTGCGGTGCCGGTGGTGTTGCCGTTAAACGTCACGCCCGACCCGATGGTGCCGCCGGTGATGTTCACGGCGTTGGCGTTCTGCGACGCCATCGAACCGGAGATGACGATGTTGTCCACCGTCCAGATCGTAGCGTCAGCCGAATCCTTTAGCACAACCTTGTACGACACGCCGTTGCTGTACCAGATGTCGGCTTCGCCCCGCGCGTTCAGGATCACCGGGTTGGCGTTCGGTGTTGTGCCGCCGCTGGTGGTGTAGGTGGCCAGCGGCGTGGTCGTGCCAGCGGCGTAGGTGAAGACCTTGCCGCCGACGAGCGGCGCACCGGAGGCGTCCAGAAACTGCGTCTTGGGAGGAGGGGAGAGGACGGCCATATCAGTAATTTCCCTCTGAACTGATGTTGTTGGTCACGGTGAGGATGACCGAAGGAACGGCGGGATAGAACCCAGAAGCGGCAAATGTCTGCAATTGAACACCCGTGTTATCGGCGGCCCACATCAGTTCAAAATAGTCGCCTTGGTTCATTTCTAGCAAAAAATTCCACGCCGCAACAGCCTCAGTGTTATTGCCTTGGATGCGGATAACGGTGGCGCTGTCGGGTACATCAACGCCGTTTTTGCGAAGCCAAATCCAAGCGCGGTGTGCGCCGCCGCCGGAAGTGTTAACTATCTGCGCGGAAAACTGGATGTTGTAGATGTTCAACGTGTCGGCGAAGATGCGCGACGTTGGCGTGCCGCGGGTAATGCCTTGGCTGAACTGCGTGTTGTTGAACGTCATCGCATACGGCGTGTTGATGACCGCTGCCGTCTGCGTGGTGGTGTCGTAGAACGAACCGTAGCGGTGGCGGATCAACTGCGGCGTGTGTAGCGGGGCCACCGACAGGTTCTGGATTTCGGTCTGCAAGACCGCTGCCAGCGACGCAGCGTCGCCGTCAGGGCCGATCTGCAAGTCTTCCAGCGTGATGTCGTTCTGGCCGCCGCCGGTCAGACGAAACATATTCACGAAGAAGCGATACCATTCACGGTTGATCATCCCCGTGGCTGGTTCGACCAACTGGACACGCGGCGGCGTGATGTTGGTGAAGTTGGCGCTACTAGCCATTGGCGCCGCTTATCATCAGTTCGGCGTCGATGATGACCAGCTTGACCGGGTCGGTGCCAGACACCTCGTACACGCGGTCGCGCAGCTTCATCGTCATGCCCAGGCGGCGCCAGATGGCGCGCTGGCCATACGCGCCGGTACGGCCAATCGACACCCAGTGTTCGTTTGACCATGTGTGGCCGCCGTCGTCCGACCAGCGCAGCATAGCCTGCGGGTCTGCGCCCTGCACGACCGGCGCGGCGGTCGGCTGGTCGTACAGTTGGTCGGTGAAGTCGAGCGACAGCGAGTAGTCGGGCAACGTCTGCGTGTCGCCAAAGGCGACGCCGTCAAGCCCAGTGCCAGACTCAAACATGATCTGAAGGCCGTGCTGCGCCGTGCGCTTCAGGTTGTTCTGGCCAGTCGGCAGCGCCCGCCACGACCGCAGCCACTTTTGCGGTGTGCCGTTGTCGGCGTAGGTCGTCAGGTCAAAGGTGTAGATGTTGGCGTTCTGGTAATCGCCGATCACGATGTTGCCGAGGAAGTTGCACTGGTTGTTGCCGCGGTGGCGGGAGAACAGGCCGTTGTCGAAATACGCCCGCTCATGCCAAGCGCCGGTGGCGACATCCAGAACCCACGTCGTGTTGCCGGTCGGGAAGTTCAGGACGTAGAAGGCGTGGCCGTCCTGCTGGTAGGTGTACGCCACCGCGTCCGACATATTGGGGTACTGCTGGATTTGCCATTCGACGGCGTGCGTAGACACGCGCTGGCCAACGTAGCCAGACGCGCGGTAGACGATGCCCTGCCCGCGGGCGTCGCAGCCCAGCCAGAACACGCTGTTGTCCAGCTTGGCGATGGAATACGGCGCGACGCAGCCGATCTCGTTGAACGCGCCTTGGATGCGGGCCAGCGGAAAGTCCGCGCCGCCGGCGTTGTACCAGACTTCGGTGCTGTCCGTGCCAAACACCCAGACTTCGCGGTGATCGACGATCAGGCCGACCACGCCGTCTGGCGAACCTTCGGCGCTGACGAAATCCAGCGGGTCAACTTGCGTGCCGTCCAGCAGGCTGGTGACGTACAGGCGCTGGCTGTCGGGCGGATTGAACACGAAGTAGCCGTCGAGATAGCCGACCGTGACCGCGCCGGGGAAGTCAGGATCGGTGACTTTCACAAACGTGTTGGTCGATTCGGTGTAGACGAAGGCGTCTGGGTTGCACGCGAATATGATCTGGTCGCCGTTGTCGGCGATGGACACCGGCCCGGTGCCAGTAACCGCGCCCAGCAGCACAGGCGTGCCGGTCAGCGAGGACAGTTTGAACACCTGTTGGCCAGACACGACGTAGAAGTCCGCGCCCTGCGTCTGGTGCGCCCACAGCCCGCGGATCGGCCCGGTGCCAACAGCCTGCCGGAACTTCAGCCCTGGCGCGCGGTTGAGGAACGCCGGCATCTGCCCGCCTTCCGGCACAACCTCCGGATAAATATTAATCATGCGGTTGTTGGCGGCGTTGATGCTGCGGGCAACATAAGCCGATCCGAGGATGGGACTTTTCATGGTTGACCTCCAACGTATATGGGTTTAACCTCTACGGCATGGAGATATGGAAACCAATCCGCGGCTACGAAGGCCTTTACGAAATTAGCGATCTTGCGCGTGTGCGACGCGTGGCGCGCGGAAAGTTGTTTAGCGCCGAACAAATTATCAAGGCCAAAGCCATGTTTGCCGATGGCGCCGCGTTGGGTGCTGTGGCCGATTTCCTTGGCACCAGCACTACCACCGCGTTTAACATCAAGCACGGCAAGACGTGGGCTGGCGATAGCCACGCCAGGCCGGTCAAGACGCACGTTGCGCGCGATCACTATGTTAGATTTAGCCCGTGCAAAGATGGAAAGTACACCAAAGTCGCCGTCCACCGCGCTTTGTGGGAGGCTTTTGTTGGGCCTATCCCAGACAAGATGGAAATTAACCACAAGAATTTGAACCGCGCGGATAACCGTCTGGAAA